GCTGTTATCCAGATACACACGCTCTATCCTGCTGGTACTACGCCGCCTGACACGCTGGACTATATCAACGGGGCGGCTGCGACTGCCACCGAAGGCACATTCCAGTTCACAGACCTTGTTGCGGGTGATGCAACGCTGACCCTTGCTGCTGCTGCGGCGGCAGACCTGCCTGTCTATGCAGTATCCCCCCTCTATTGGGATATAAAGATACTGGATTACTCTGCTGGCACGGTTACTGTTCTGGCTTCTGGCGAGATGTACATCTACGGAACGCCCACTAAATCCATCGCGTGAGGTATGTATGGAAACAACTGTTACTCAAATTCCCTTTACAGCGTGGGAACAAGCCGTGTTTGTCGCCCTGTTCATTGTGTTTGTCGTAGGGTTGCTAACCTGGTTTACAAAGCAGAGCAACCAATGGCAATCGTTCATTGCAAAGATTGAAGAACAATGGCGTTCCTTTTCGCGCGAACAGCGGGTTGAAAACAATCAGTGCATTAGCGAAATGAACAAGTCTATTGGCGATCTGACGCAAGTTACACAGGGGCTTGTGAGTGAGGTTCGGGAAATGCGCACGGACTCACTGCAATTCTATGAGAAATTTCATGCGCACGATGCGCAGGCTAAAGAAATTCTGGCAGAGGTCAAGACAGATGGAAGAGCCCCTGCCAAACAAACAAGGGCAAAGAAGCCCATCACAGAAATTAAGGAGTAAAGCATGGCTGAAATTTTGGAGTTCTTACAAGGTTTATACGGAATGGTGGACATCGCCAGCGTTGTTGCGGTGTTCGTGCTGGTCTGGTTGTGGGGTCAGCTTGGTCTGACCGGAAAAGCACAACTCCTATCGAGCTTTGCGACAGGAGTTGTGATTGGTATCGTCCAGCAACTGAGCACTGGTACAGTAGTTGGGTTCGCTGGCTGGTTTCAGGTGGTTGTGTACGGCATCATCTTAGGCGGTCTTGCAAGTGGTGCGTATGAAGCCATCAAGGGTGCGGTCCTGAAAGCCTTAGCTAAGTAAGGCAACCGGACAGATTTCAAGCACGTTCTCTACTTTAGACCCGTGCGAAAATGTGAAGTCCAGCCTCACACAGCCTCTGGTTGTTGGGGCTGGCATTTTTTCTATGTCAAACCCAAACTTATCCCCGTGCACAAGACCAGCCTTCTTGTATCCTGGCGTTCTCACAAAGTGCTGGTACTGTTCGTAAGGCGCACCCCACTTCGTTAGCCTGATGCGGTTCAGCGTGACCACGTACTCCTGATGGTTGTGTCCGTTGATGACAACATCAGCGTCGGGCAGATAAGCCGCCTGTCTTGCGGTGTCAATGACACCCCTGGTAACGGGTGCTGACGCGCCTGAGCCGTGATGCCAGTACAGCGTTTTGGTACTGCGGTCACCGCCCTTCTCATACTGAAATATCATCCTGATAAACCCCCAATAGCCCATAGAATAGGCTTCACCACCGCTCGTGTTCAATGCGTACACAAGGCGCTCGGTCAAATTCGTGTTGTTTTTACGCAATACAGCGGTCTCGTGGTTTCCCATACCTATAATGTACGGGACGTTGAATTTTGATAGGAAATTTGCCGCGTCAAGCACAACTAAATCAAGGTAGGAGTCGTGTTTATACTCCGATTGCAACTCTTCCAGGCTGCGGCGTGGGTCATCGTGCGATTGCATCACATCAAACAAATCCCCGCCGATGAGGACGGGGGATTTTGTCTCTGCGGCGAGAGATAGATGCTTAGCGAGCAGGTTCAGGTCACACTTTACGCTGTCAAAGTGTATATCGGACATCGCGTACAGATGTTTCGTGTCTTTGGACTTCATCTTATGGACAATATCCAACACAGACGCGTTAGGTCGCTCGAATTTCATAGTTTCTCCTCAGTGTAGTAACCAAGATGCACCTCAATCCCACGCAGCGCCTTTTTTACTGCACTAAGGACCGCATTTAGGGGCGGGTACTCATATCCGCCACTATCTGCGGCGTGTATATAAATTTTACCATATCTTTCGCCGAAGTTGAACGCTATAACGGGCTTACACGGGCACTTGCTGTTGTTCGTATGCTTCACAGGTCTCCTGTAATCTCTGATAATTCGGGTTGATATTGCGGAATTGATGCCCGTTGATTTTTGTAATCGTCAAAAGAAAATCCCCCAAAGTAATTCAACTTACTCCAATAGCGCATATAATCTGAGAGCAATCCCTCTGTCCAATTCTCACCGACATAGGCATTTTTTCTTTTCGCGTCAAGCGGCTGATATCGCATAGGGTTCGGCAACGCGCCGAGTGCCCTTATTTTTTCCAGACGATAACGAGCGTCTTCAGGCGTGTCCTTGTACCCGATCAAGACATAAGTTCTAATCTGTTTTGCCTTTACTCCAGCGGCTATCAGCTTTTCAAAAGCCTGCAAATACAGACGCTCGGTTTCTACATTGTCCCAAGCTAACCTGATAAGCGTGTCCTTTGGCAATCGCGCAAATTGTTCAGCGTGGTGGTCTGTCAATATCCGCGCGTCAAGTCCTTGATTGAAATCAATGCCTGTTATCCGATGTTCCATCAATCGCTCAATCACTCGGTCAAAGTGCGCCACGCTGGTTGCTAAAAGATTGTTATCGCAGACAATTGGCTTGACTTCCCAATCCGGCAATTCCCGCAATCCACCTTCCAGCTTTGGCACAAGACAAAACGAACAATGGCGGATGCACCCGCGACTGGTGAACACAGCGTCAGGGTTGTGATGAGATAAGGCATTGACTTCGCCGGATGTGTCAAATTCGCTAAAAATTTCAGGGTTCATCGCAACTGACTGACCGCCACAGCGAACATGATACCCAGCGGATTTCAACCAGACGCACCGCATATAAGCCTTTTCCACGTTCCAAGAAAATACTGCTGAAACATAAGCGGTGTCGCCATCCACCCACTCCGCTATGCCGCGCGACCAGTTACTCAACGGATGCACCCTTTGAGGAAATTCGTATGCTTCACAATTCTCCTTCCAGATAGGAAATCACGCTGTTCATCGCTTCGCCAGCATCATAAGCCACCACCCGACAGTACCCAGCCTGTTTCAGGTAATCGCCAAACTCAATCTGGTTGTCGGTCAGCTTGTTCGTGCCAAACTTGAACTCAATATACAAACCGTGCCAACCCCCTGAGGGGTAAGGCAGGAACACATCCCAAACTCCTGCCTTTACACCCTCTCGTTTCAGTTTCATCGCGACATTCCTGTTGCGCAACCCGCCATTCGGGATAGCGTGCATCCAACGCAGGCACGGATAGTGCCCTTCGTTGTATCCAGCAAGCTGGAAGAAAGCTGCCTGCGTGTCGTGCTCGCTCATTCTTTATCCTCCGGTTTAGTGTCTGTCATAATTGTGCAGGCAGTCTAATTCTGGAATTGTTGCATCATTCAAGTCGTGAAAAACCGAATATCTAAGATTCTCAGCAACGTCCAAGTCATACTGACCGCTTGCGATGTATTGGGCGCGATAGTCAGCCGCTATCTTGACGGCATACTTCTCATCCTTTGCGTAAAGGGTAACCCTAATCCTGGGGGGAGTACCTTTAAAAAGGATAATACATTGTCCCGTAAGCTCATCCATCTTTGACTGCTCTACATAAGTTTGTTCTCCTTCAAATGTCACGTGATACCGACGATAGCCTGCATCATAAAGGCTATAGCCTACAGCATCCAATTCATACTCCTCAATGTTGTCTGCGAGCGTTGCCGATTGACATCGCTCCGCCAGTTCACGGGTGCTGTATACCCCAACGATGTGATAATCCGAGTATTCCCCGTCTGTTACAACATAAATCGTTTTACTTTTAGCGCTCATTCCTGCACCTCCGGCAATTCTGGCAGCGGCATCCAGTGGGTGACGACGGGTTTGTCCACAAATGGCACATACCATAAACTGTACTTGCTAAGATACGAGGCGATTAGTTGCTCACCCCTGCTAAGTATCAGCACATTCGAGATATTTTCCGGCAACCTCTCACTTACCGGTATCCACCTGCGCTCCTCCTCCAACTCAGCGATGCGGGCGGTAAGATTTCTGTTCTCGAATAGCAATCGTTTATAATCATCGAGCAACGCTTTGCCAGACACTTTGAGTTCCATTTCGCCTGTAATTCTGGTGCATAACGCCACTTGAGCGAATTGACTCCATCCACAATTTTCACAAACCCCAGCGGTAGTTATATTAAATGACCCACACTTCGGACAGTTTGTAATTGTCATTCGGTCACCTCCGGCAACTTCCACCATCGCTCAACACCACCACGAATTTCCGCTTGTTGACCGAGTGAGTCATACCATTTATCGCCCCTGCGTTGTGCTAAGAATAGCCAGCTACCGAGATTGGCAATAACATTCTCGCCCTCTTCTGGAAAATCCTCATAAGCGTCATAGCCGTCACGATACGGCTTTAACTCTGTTACTTCCGCCTCCAGCTCAGCAATGCGTAACCGGAGTGCGTCCTCAATCGGACGGGTGTTCCATTCTTCCAGCGTCACTGTTCTTACTGAGAGCGGACATTCCTGGTTTGGACAAAAATATCGTGTTTCGCTGATGCCACGAAATATCCAAGCGTTTGCTTGTGGCAGCGTTCCACAAAACGGACACGGTCTCAATATCTCACTCATTCCTCACACTCCTTTATTTCTAATCCTAATACCTTTGCCCGATGGCTCGTCTGCGCAAACTCCAATATTGCCTCACGAGCTGCGATATAGTCTGCATCGTCACACTCCAGCGCACAGAAATGTGCCGCAATCTGAGCCGCAATGCGCCGGTCAACAATCATGCCTTTGCTGCCACACCAGAGCGGAAAACAAGAATAATCGAGGTCGGCACCTCGCAGGTCGGCTCCTCTCAGGTCGGCATCGCTCAGGTCGGCACCTCGCAGGTCGGCTCCTCTCAGGTCGGCTCCTCTCAGGTCGGCACCTCGCAGGACGGCACCCCACAGGCCGGCACCACGCAGGTTGGCACCTTTCAGGTCGGCACGAATCCCGCCGTCCGCGTCGTCGAGCCACAGTTTGTGTTTTTGTAAGATTGCGTCCAGTTCGTCTTGGTTCATTCCTCCACCTCTTTCTTCCACTCGCCGTTCAGCCGGCGCGCCAAATCCTGGAACATTTTCATCAGCATCATTCGGTCTCCCTGTAATCGTCATAAATCTCAATGTTTGGATGATTGTAGGCATATGAAACTATCAACGAATAGCCCAAGCTATCAGAGAGTTTCAACAAATCCTCAATTGTGCCGATATTGATAAACCAGGCAAATCCGTCATAGCTGTCTGGTTGGGGCTTCAAATATGCCCCGTCGCAAGGCTTATTATTTCTGTCATTGCCTCTTACGCGCGATATTGTGAACTCCATTACACGCCTCCTCTAAAACGGAACATCTTCGTCATCGAACACATCGAGCCGCTTACCGCACCAGCGACAGCGGTAATAGGAATGGTTGGGTGTCACGACCAGGATAAGCGTGTCGTGGTTGCAATCCTCATTCTCATAGTTATCCATCTCGCGCATTGTGTCAAACCAAGCGTTCTCGATTGCCTGGAACGCAGTCTCTTCAGGCGTCTCACCGCTTTGGTGCGCAAGCTCTATCAACTTCTCTTCCAACCCGCCAACAATGTTAATGGTTATCATTTCTTCACCTTCCTCTCCTGATACTTTACCTTATCACGGAGATAGCTGAGCCATCTCCCACGCCCGCCATAGAGCTTCTTAACGATGCACATTGCAACCCCGACCTCAATGTCGAACGGTTCACCCTCTCTCGGCTTTGAAGTAATGACATCCCCGCCTGGAAACTTGCAGACAGTGGTGTTGTTGTTCACAAAGATTTCGCGCGGACGGTATGAGTGACGAACCATATCCCGCGCAAATTCCATATACGAGCCTATGGGTTCTCGGCTGCTATCAGTCGTGTCAAGTAGGTCAATTGGTTTTGATATATGTACGCGGTTCATTCGCTCGGATGCTTCAAGCGCATCCAGATAGCCCAGCAGTTCTGGCACATCCTCGTGGGTGAGATACAACCCTTGATTGAAATCTCTTGCGTAAATCAACGATTTCTGGATATATTCAATGTTCATTATCATTCTCCTTTCACAAGCCGTTCAACGATATGGTAAATCTCGGCAAGCCCGATCTCCAATTGGGATATTCGGGACGCCTCGTCCTCACGCTCATCCTTGATTGCTTCACGCAGTTCATAGATGACAGACTCCAGGAACGCTGCTCTGTCCTTCCAGTATTCAATGCTTTCTTTATCCTCAATCTTGATGCTCATACAGTCACCTCCAGTCTCGGCTGCATCTGCGCTTCTGCTATTCGTTTTTCTGCAATCGCAAAGTAAGTCGGGTCGATTTCGATGCCGATGAAGTTGCGTCCGGTCTGTATGCAGGCTACTCCGGTAGTGCCGCTACCGGCAAAGGGGTCGAGTACAACATCGCCCGCGTCCGCAACCAGCGTAACCAATTGCTCAATCAGGTCGACCGGCTTCTGTGTTTGGTGGTCTTTTTCCTGCGCGGGAACTCGCTTCGCCCTCAAAACATTGCTGATGTCTTTCCGGTAATATTTTCCAGTTCCCTTGACGTAATGCAGAATAATCTCGTGCTGCGGGCGAAAACCAAAACCTAAGCCTGGATTTCCTTTATCCCAAACCACAAGGTTTTGCCAGCGAAAGCCGGTACTTTCAAGCGCGGGCGCGAGCGTAGACACCATGCGCCAATCGGTGAACACACACATTGAGCAACCGTCTTTGAGCAACCGGTGCGCCTCAGTAGCCATTTGCCTTAGCAGCCATATCAGGCCAGCCGTCCCCATGTTGTCATTGACGAACCAGCCGGCCTCGCGAAGTGTCTCGGATCGTAAACCTTGCCCCTTCGCCTGCCGACGTCCAGTTTCGCTGAAACCGCCAGAGCAGTACGGCGGGTCAGTAATCACCGCATCCACGCTCTTGTCCGGCATGGAGCGCATAACTTCGAGGCAGTCACCCAAGTAAAGTTGCACGCTCATTCCTTAACCTCCAATCCTGGTTGCTCTCTCATTAAGACCTTCTCGCTCTCAAACTTGCGCTCGGTTCACCTTCGGTACTGTATTCGTCAAGTAACTCAATAGCTGATTTCATCGTGCTCCTCTTTCTTTGATAAAAATCTTACCGATTGCGCATAGAGTTCATAGGACGAAGCCCACGAACCATCTCTCTTCTGGTATACTTTTGGACCGCCCGTATCTATGTCGGAGTTCAATTCGCCGAGCACCAGCACCAGTGCTCCCTTCTTTAGATGCTCGACGATTGTTTCAGCCAGCACACCATAGACAATGACACGAAACCAGGTGGTCTTGTCCTCGCCAGCTTTATTCCGTTTAGATGATGCGACCGAGAATGTTGCCACGGGTTTCCCATCCGCAGCAAACTTAAGCTCTGGCGCGTTTCCAACATAGCCCACTACTGTTTGTTGAAACATAGTTACCTCCTAACAAAAACCGGACTTGCCTTTGGGCTGCAAGTCATACTGTGCTTTACGCACGGCGGCATCCACAAGTTCTGGAGCGTGTTCAACGTTCAAGACATCGAGTAGATTAACCACAATCTGACAAGCGTACACATGCTTATCCTCTGCGTTGAAAGCATCGCCTGTTCTTTCTGCCGCCTTGACGGCAAAGTCTGCTGAGCTTTCCAGGTACTGTAACTTCTGATAGTTAGTTACTTCATCTTCTTCCGGTTCGTCTTTCTCCTGGCGCAAATGGCGCAAACTAAACAAGTTGTACACCAATAGTCCGATGCCAGTCATTGATAACAATCCCATAGCGATTTCAATCCATTCCATGTTACTCCTCCTCATCGTAGTTACCTTCTTCCTCGTATTCAGGGTAATCCATCTTCATCAGGTTGCTGACAAACGGCTTTTCTTTGGGCGCGGGATTGCCAAGGAACACGACCACTGACGCGGAAACCTCATAAGCAGCGTCTGGTTCGCCCGCCTTGTTTGTAAATATTTTTGGGTGACCAGAAGTTTTGTCTGCCACAAGCTGTCCCTTGATGAACACCTTGCTGCCTTTTACAAAAGAGCTCGCGAAAGAAGCCATACTTCCGTGCCCCCGCTTGGTTATATTGAACCATATCGTAACCTCTTCTGTTGTGCCGTCTTGGTTGCGGATAATCCTGTTGGAAGCAACGCTGAAACGAACATACTCAGAGCCGTCCTGACCCTCATACACTTTGGGCGCTACGCCCACATTACCAATAATACTGACCTCGTTATAGCTCATGGTCCTCCTAAATTTTTCCATCTCTGCGTCTGCCTACAAGTACAGACTTTAGATAAGCGATTGACCGCTTGTTGCGCTCGATGCAATAAGTCATTGCATCCAGCACATTATCAGCGTCAAAAGTATTAACCATATTTCTCAATGCGTCCTGGTTGCCATTGAGATTACCAAAGTTATCAGCGTATGCGTCCCACACGCCAGCAACTGTCAGGGGATAATCAGTTCTCTTCTGTTCTCCATCTGTTTCTTTATCTGTTTCTTCCTCTCTTTCTTCTTCTTTATCTGTGTCCACCATCTGTCCGTTTTGTGGACAATCGGTGGACAAGTCAGTGCCAGCTTCCTTTTCCTTCCTGGCGGCACGGTCTTTGCGCTTTCGCTCAGCATCGGGCATCTTTGCCTGATGCTTCGCAAAGTTTATTACGAATGGTGCGCTGTTTTCATACCTGATAATCCCAACGTCTTCCAGGACTTTCAGGTCTTCCAGGAACGTCGCATAATCCTTGCGGAGTATCCATGATATATCCGCGGCGCTTGGTAACTGACCGTCCTTGTTCGTCACGCCAGCCAAAAGGAATAGTTCTATGGCAAGCCGCCACACACGGTCATTCAACATACCCATCTTTGGGTCTGTTAGAACATCGTGTTTCAGCTTTATCCAATAGTTTGCCATAGCCCTCCTTTCTGTCAGTCATCGTCATCGTAACAATCAGCGTCCGCTTTACTCAAAGCGGTCTCGTACTTCGCCGTCTCGTGCATGCAATATCTTTTGGTAGGACGCTGTTTACCGAACTCCCATTGCTGGCAGGTTTCCAGTTGAAAGCGACTCTCCTGATACTTGCGGCAGCGCCCTATGATAGGGTCTTCTGGAAGTGGCTGCCAGTGTTTACAGTTCTTGCAGGGGTTTAGGTTAGGCATTATGATTTGAATACTAAAAAATCATGCTCGAAGCAATCATCAACATAGTGTTCCCACGCGTTCTGAAAGTCTGCGACAGCCTCGTCTAACCGCCTCCCCCGTCCGCTTATCCTTTCAAGACCTTCCTTGTAAGCGATGTCGAGTGGAAGAGACACTTCCAATTCCCATATATACCCGTTCTTGAGTACGTGGATGTCCAGCGGGAATTTGGCATTGTAATAGTGATCCCTGCCAGCGTGCACCTGATTGAGTAGTTTGGTCAGGTATATTATTTCATTGTCATTCTTTTCTGTTTCCATTTTAGTTTCCTTTCTACCAGCCTATTATGAGCCGACTGGTGGGCTGCCTGTTAGTTACTGTTTGCGGCTTGCCAGAATAATCTGCACAGCCTTCAACTTCTTTGTGTAAATATCATACTGTTCTTGGTCTGCACCTTTTAGAGCTTTGCCTATAGCAAGCTCCATAGATTGCAAGATTTCTGATGGCAACGTTCCATATTGCTGACCATCGCTGTTCTCGTACACCATCGCTTCCTGGAGCGTCATTTCGTGCGGTTCTGAGACTTCCCCATCAACAACTTCTTCGTTAGGTTCTGGTTGGGGTGGCGGGAGTTTCTCGGTAGTACTTGGGATGGTTTCCACAACCGGATATTCTTCGGTTGTATACAAGCCGGATAACTCCTGCGGAAATGCTTTGCGCAATGCCAGGCTTTCCGCGCACTTTGCGAGCATAAGGACGGGCATCTTTGCCCATAAGCCGATTGGCTTGCCATCGTAGGTCTGAACATACTCAGCGTACAGCGCGACTGCATACAGGGGTTCAGTAAAATCCTTGCGGATGATACCGACCTTTGCTGCGGCAGGTGGTTGATTTGATAGCCAGACATCTTTCCATTCCCCATCTTGCCCGCACCAATAGGTAGGGGTCTGTCCAGCGTAGCGTCCAGAGCGTTCAGCAATCAGGCGGAAGCCATCAATGCTGACCTGGGTGGTCATTTTCATAACATAGTTGCCAGAGGTTTTGTCCTTCTCCTTTCTCTGTATGGCAAAAATCTGTCGGCTGAACGGGTCTAATCCCGTCCGTTCACATTGCGCCAGGAACAGCTTAAGCTCATCGTCTGATGCCCCTTTCGCAATAGTTCTTTTGATAAGCGCAATCTTATCGCTGTCGTACACAACCAATTCATTACTCATACTGCCTCCATTCTCTCTATAAAAAGAATTTCATCGCTGTCGTTCAACATCCGCTCAATGGCGGTAATCCAAATTGATAGGTAGTTTGGTTCGGTGTTGTCCACGTTCTCCTTTCTTCACATACAAGAATTTTACACCCGCTCGCCTGTGCCTGTCAAGTGCTAATGACTATCATCAGCACAACCAGCACGACAAGTATCAAGATACTCAATTCACATCACCTCCTCTCGTGTGCATAATACTGGCTGCATTTCTTCTTGGTAAATACGCTCTCGCGCGTTCTCGCGCAAGTACTTCATGCTCAAATCCAGCCCAACGCCGCGCCGTCCTAACTTCACCGCCGTTGCCACTATCTTTTGCCATAATTAGCCTCTACCACCTTATATTTCTTTTGCGCAATAATCGTCTGGCGGCTTGAACTGAAGCATTATCAGGGTTGCCGCGCGCCGTTCTTTGCAACTCTTCAATTCTTGTAGGTGGTCTAATTTCGCCACGAGAAACCATTAGATCATATTCTTTTCTGAGAGATTCCCTTCTGCTCGCGTTTGCTTGAGACACTCTTAATTGCTGTTCAGCTATTCTTCTTCGTTGTCCTTCAGATGTATTAGGTAGTCGTTGAGCGGCAACATCGCTGCTGAATCGTGAAGCACCTCTTGAAGAAGCGTAACTCTCAAAATCTATAACCCTTGTTCTACCTGCACCCCCACGATTCAACACATAGGCAATTCTCTGGTCAGCAATATCAACCCACTGTTCCAGGAAACAGTACACGATACATTCCTCAATGTCATCTCTGGTTGGTGTGCCTTGCCCGTCAGACCCAAAGCATCCACGTTCTACATAGCCAATATAGATAGCATCTGAATAGCGTGTAAGCTCATACAAGAACCTGCCTGTCTTTACATCGTAGGTGATCCAGACACGCTGACCCTCATTCTCCTCCGAGTACATATACCCGTTGACGAGAACATCCAGCAAGTCATCAATCTGGTCTTGCGTTAGCCAATAACTTTTATTGTTCATTCTCCACCTCCAATCAATCGTAATAGTCCTCATCTAATCAGCGGCTATAAGGCACTAACTGGGTTATGTTCGCACCATAGATTTTGTGCGCCTTATCCCATGCCTCCGCTTCGGTTTCAGCGTAGACAAAGCCGAGCGGAGTCCATCGTTGATTTGCAAATCTCCATACGACCCACTTATTCTGTGTCATTCTTCCACCTCCTGGTCTGGCATGTGAACGTGCATCCAATGGGTAACATAAGGTAAGGATTGCATAAAGCCTGAATACCATCCTCTGCCTTCGTAATATCTCATCTTCTTAATATCGCCATCACGGCTGAGCGTCAATACAATTTCTCCATCTTCTGGTAATGTGTATCCCACTGATTTCCAGCTTAGCTCTGCAATCTGCCTTCTTAGTTCGTCCTCAATTGGACGCGCATTCCAGGCTTCAACGCGCATAAATATTCTGCCATGTTCCGAACCTCTTTTGGTTGGTTGGTGAATTACATACTCACCCTCAACAACATTAACTGGCATCCCGCAAAACGGGCACCGTTTAGCATGTTTCTGTGTCATCCTTCACCTCCGTTAGTGTTAGGTAATTCGTTAGGTGTTTCATCGGGAAGCGACTTCATAAAATCCAGTGCCTCATGCGCCGTCAATCTGGCTCGTTCTATATAGCAATCAATAGCAGATGCCTCATGGTAATCACAATACCCACCTCCGTACATCTCTACATAGATTTCGTCAGCCTCAATCAAAAGAGACAAAGCCGTGTTTATTTTTCTTGTTATCCAAGCTTTATAATCCTTTCTCTTATCCATCTCTTACTCCTTTCTGCTGGTGTATAATGCCCGCCAGCAGGCAAGCAGTTATTTGAACAGGTCTTTTAGCTCATCATCCAGCCAGCAGGCTACGAGTAGCCCGCATACAGAAACGCCGAACCAGAATATTACTTTGAGCGTTATCTCTAATGCTTCCATCAGCCCGCCACCACTGTCTCTTTGCGCTCAGGGATATTCATAGGCATTAGAATTACTTCACGCCCATCAGCTTTGAATGTTGCTGGCGTGTTCTTTGCGTATGCGTGTAATTGACAATGTCCGTTGAACAGGCTCAGACACGCCTGGAGATAAACAGGATTGAAATGAGCAGTAAAGTTCAGCGGTATTTCCTTGAATGTAAGCGGGAAGGGCTGTTCAGCATCTCCGAATGACATCTTGCCATCGTGAAACATAAGCGGAACATGCTTTTGCTTTGATTTTACGGCGGCGTCCACGTATAAGCGGAGTTTATCTGTTTCTATTTCTGCATACTCCTCACCTGAATACCGAATGGCATCAGTGTTTGGGAACTTGCCGTCAATTCCCATATAGCGTAATTCTATATTCCCGAAACCATACTCCATCCAAAATGAACCATACGGCTTGGCTCGATGCATGGAATATTTTTCCACTGTTTTGATCCCCCAACCTATTGTATTGGGCTTGACTGTCGTGAGCAATCCTTTCAGCTTCTGCAACACTGGAAGTGGTACAAGCTGTTCGTCTTTATAGTCTCGGCACGAAGCCGAATCTACCATCGCCAACTTGTATCCATCGGTTGCGTCAAAGCGTATGAAACCGTCCTTTCCCAGCAGGCGTACGGCATAAAGGTTGGGGCGCGTTTCATCTTTGGAGCAGAAGGGGATAAGGCTCGTTAGGTCTTTCATCTGCTCTGCGCTGAACCATGACACAAGCTTATCCACCTGGGCGCTCCAGACGGGAAATTCAGACGGGTCAATGCGAGTGTCCCTATACTTTCCGAGATAGTCTCGGATAAGCTCCCCTTTATCATCCGTAAAGGTGACGACGCCGTCACCTATTACATCTAATAGCGCAAGCGGGATGAGCATTACGCCATATTCACCGCCCGTGTAAGATAACCCTGGGTCATATACAACTGACATATCCAGGTTGTCGGAGGTGAACAGTATTCCATCCTCGTCCACCTCAACCTTTATATATTGCAGCACTGGAAGGGTTTTCGCGCTTACTCGTGCTGAAAGTTTCAGCACCTTATGCGCCTGCTTACAAACATATGCGGGTAATGTGATTCTCATGTGTTACTCCTTTCTAATATCCGATTGCGGTTTCGGTTAGTAGCTCGCGAAACTTGCGTTCCGCATAAGCTTTAGTACCATCATACGTGCACTTCACATTTTCACCATTCACGCGCCCGTGATACGTACGAATTCCGTTTAGGTGTTGTTCGTAGTAATCCATTGATACCCTAATGGACTTACTGCAAACGATAACACGCCAGGATTTATTGATTGGAATGTACTTGCTCATATCACAAACAATTTTATACATGTCTCACCTCTTTCTGTCTAATAGTCTAATAGAGCCTGCTCGGCTCGGATTTTTCAGTCCGCTCCAAGTATAGCCGACCGCCGAGCAAAAGTCAAGTTTTTGCTGCCAGCCCCATTAGTGTTCGCATTACTGAATATCTTACGCCCGCGCGTAACCTATTCCCATTACCCAGGCGCGTAATACTTTTGTACTATGCACGCGAAACACATTTACAATTAGTAGTTCCGCTTTGGTTATCTTCCAGGTAATTCCCAAATACATTATAGGTAATGCGTTGGCTGCCCGCCGCCCTTTACCATTAGTAATTCCGCTTAGGTTCAGTCCTGGCATAATCTGTAATGCGTTATGTGTAAGGTGCAAGGCGTTGGATGATCCCAGCTCCAAAGTAGAACAAATGTTCTATAAAATCGGAGTGGGGTGATCATAAAATTGCCACTTGACAAAGCAAAAAATCCGTGCTATACTATAGCCAAGTTCAGAAAGCGAGGTAAAATCATGAAAGTATTTGTCAAAGTCAACAAACAGGGCAATATAGAATCAATTGATATAGAAAGGATTGAAAGCTTTTACGATGCGGAAGACTTAAAAGCGATTGAAGAATCGCGGAAAGGGAAAAACAACAAATCTTTAAAGCATGTAGACTTGCCCGTTACCCACAGAATCTATCAACGGAAAACCAACAACAACACCAAGAATCAGAAATCGGAGGCATAACATGACTAACACAAAAGTTAACACTTCAGTATTCAAAGCTAACGGAACGGTCGCTACTGGCAACTCGCTTGCCGACGCCAACGCCAAAGCCAACGCCAAAGCCAACGCCAAAGCGATTGAGACTCCAAATTCGGAGGATAAACCGAAAGCGGTTTATTCTGAAGACCGCTTCACTTATGTCTTTCATGGGAAAAGCAAGCGCATTGACTCCGTGATAGACGTGAGCAAAGAAGACGTCTTCAGTAAATCCGGCGACTCCAATGTTTGGAATAGTAGAAGAATAATTGAAGACGGAGAGGGCAACCGTTATGTAGTCCAAATCAACGTGTACAAGAAAGTCGCCGGTAGAAAGAATGAAAAGAATGGAGTCAATGTCATAAACGATTAACTAACAGAATTACCCAAGAGATAACCCGTGAATTATCACGGGTTATTTTATTTAATCGGATATCCTTATAGCAGCTATACAGTAGCGTTTTTAAGCCGTTTTATTGTCTCTGAGAGAAGTGTAGAGGGGAATACCTTTCCGACTCGCCATATAACATTGCCCAAAAAAAGTGACCAACCGGTCACATTGACATTGTCATCCCTAACATAACAAAAGAATACCTTGCACCCTTGCACCCTTACACCCTTATACCCTTACACCCACGCATAACGGCGCCAGGTGTTGGTCCGCGATTTTACTGATAGCAGCACAACGCCCGCCAGGATAATCTCACCCCCCCGCAGCAGCGTCGAGTACAGCTGGGGGTAGGGGGTCCCCTGTTGTACTCGAACGACTGCGAAACTGGAATACCCATTCCAGAAAATTGCAAGGTAAAATACCGCAACAAACCTAAAATATGATATAATTCAATTGGGGCTGATAGGTGTCGCGCACGGCGTAGTTGAGTGGAGAGTACGAGGCTATCCGCTGATTGACTACTCGATGAAACCAACTACAAGGTGCGAACGCGGGTTCGAATCCCGCCAGCTCCATCTGGTATTTAATCAAAACATATGTTTTAATAACTATTAAAAGTACCGAACACGCCTCTGAATATGCGCACCGAGTCCGGTCATTTAGCCCGCTGGTAGGCTTTGTATGCCAGCAATATGATATGGCAGTAGTTCAAATGGTAGAACGCCTGTCTCCAAAACAGGAAGTTGTAGGTTCGAGTCCTGCCTGCTATGCAAACTAACATACTGCGATAATTAGTTCTCGTCTAATTATCGCAGTACAGGAGTTTATGTATCAGATTTTATCGATTATGCTTTACAAAATATAAATTTCTTGAATTTTATCGGTTATACTCGATAACGGTATCCGAAATCAGTAAAACCTACAAACCATAGTTTGTACCTGATTATTATAATCCTGATTATTATAATCCTGATTATCGGGCAGTTTCGCAAACTGCCCGATTTTCTGTCAGTCTATTGACATAACTCCGCAATACGGGAACTTATGTCAAAACGCTGATACAACAATGCAGAGTCATCATCGAACACAATCCAAATCCTGATTATCTGTTATTAGTTTGTGGATTCATTCTAATTAGCCTCTGGAAGTAAAATATGCGGGTAAATTCAAGATTTGTACCGAATAATGTGTAATCTATCATTATGAAGGGTTATCTTTATTTTATGCCCAATTTTCCCCGCAGACGGGAAAAGAAGAATTTTTTCTGCATCTGTTCTCTTTCTGTTTCTCTTCTGTTCTCTTCTTTTTCTTTATCTCTTCTTCTTCTCTTCTTTATCTGTGTCCGTGTGCTGTCCATTTAATGGACGCGAGACGGACAAAACGTGGACAAATGACGGACATTTGACAGCAAACCTTTGACTAATGGTGTACAATATGGTAGTGTAGTAAGGACTAACATTCTATCTGCGGAGGCAATTATGGCAGTTGCGAGAGACGCGCGCGGACGGCTTCTACCAGGAAGCGTCAACAATCCAGCCGGAAGACCAAAGGCTGAGCATACCCTGGCAAGCCTTATCAGAGTTGAGTTTGGAAAAGAAATTGAAGTGCTGATTGGCGACAATCTCACAAAGCTTGAACGCCGCCAGATTATGGCTGACGCGATGGCACAGCTTATCTCCACCGGAAAAGTGAAATTACCGGACAGAGTTGATGAGAACGGGAATGTGATCAAGGGCGTTACATTTGATTTTCCCGCAAGCGAGTGGATGAAACACCTCATCCGCCTGTTCCGCTACATCGAACCGCCCGTTACCAACATTGAGGTTTCCGGCGGAGTGGACGGCATCATCTTCGACAAGGAAATAACGGATGAGCCAGACGAGTAAAGAGGGCTTTGTCTCCCTCACTGATTTGGTAGACTTCACCCCACGCCAGGATGAGGCTTTCAAATCAATGTTCAAACATACCTTTACCCTGTACGGGGGAGCGAGAGGTGGCGGAAAACTGCTTGATATAAACACGCCTATCCCAACACCTTACGGCTGGAAACGAATCGTTGATTTGAATGCAGGCGATCAGGTGTTTGGTTCTGATGGTGAAGTCTGTACTGTACAATGGCGCTCAGAACCGGAGTACGACAAAACTTATGATTTGTATTTCTCTGACGGCTCTGTGATTCGCGCTGGCGCTTCTCACCAGTGGGTAACAGAAACAAGGGCGGATAGACAATCAGGTAAACGCAGAACAGAAGAGTACCGCGCTCATAGACGCGCTACCCGCCGCTCTCGCGGAAATGGTAAACGACCAGACCTCGCGCTGCGCAATAGCACGCATATATATTCGTATCTCGATAAGCCAACTCCTGGCATCCGTACCACGCAGGAAATCGTAGACACACTGACGGTTGGAAATCAGGGCGAACATAACCACGCCATATTGACTTGCAAACCGCTCTGTCTGCCAGACGCTGACCTGCTCATTGACCCCTACGTTCTTGGCGCGTGGCTCGGCGATGGAACTTCTACCAGCGGCGACATTACCGGAATAGATCGGGAAATATTTGACGAAATAGAAAAATCCGGTTATGTCGTATCAGTACGCAATAACAATACCTTCGGCATACTGAAACTGAAAGGGTTGCTTAGAGATATTGGCGTTCTTTCCAACAAGCATATACCCATTAAGTATCTCCGCGCGTCATTGCCACAAAGGCTCGCCTTGCTTCAAGGGCTTATGGACACGGACGGTACTGTTGACGAAAGAGGACATTGCTCTTTCACAAACACAAACAAGCAGCTTGTTGATGGCGTGTATGAACTGATTGTGTCTCTCGGAATAAAGACAACCGTGCGCGAGAGTCGCGCAAAACTGTATGGCAAAGACTGCGGCGCGGTTTATGATATGTGCTTTATGACAAACCTGCCAGTCTTCAGGCTTCCACGCAAGCTCGCCAGACAAAAGATGGATGACTTCAACGGGGTTCATAAACGCAGATACATCGTAGACGCTGTCAAAGTAGAACCCCAACTTATGTGCTGTATCTCCGTTGACTCGCCAGACAATACTTATCTTGCTGGACGCAGCATGATACCAACACATAATTCTTATTGGCTTCGCTGGGCGATGCTTAGTTGGATTCTCTATCAGGCTAAAATGGGCTTCCCTGGTATCGTGGGCGGTCTGTTTTCGTCTACCTATACCAACTTGAAAGACCGCCAGATTAGTAAGATTGCGTCCGAGTTCCCTTCCTGGCTCGGCGTTCTCAAAGAAAATAAGACGCTTGGGTTGGCGTTTTATCTTGATAAAAAATTCGGGGGGGGCGCACTGACCCTGAGAAACCTTGATGAGTCCACAAAATATAAATCCGCCGAGTTCGGCATCATCGGTGTCGATGAACTCACTGAACACACCGTGGACACATTCAATATCCTCATCGGCTCTTTGAGATGGGCTGGTCTTAAAAAACCTTGCTTCATCGCCGGAAGTAACCCAGACGGAATTGGTAATGATTGGGTGAAGAATTACTTTATACACCACGTATATCCACCCGAATTAGAACCTTTGAGTTCAGAGTTCAATTTCGTTCCGGCGCTCCCCACCGACAACCCACACCTTGATTCCTCTTACTACCTGATGCTTAATTCCCTGCCAGACGACCTCAAACGCGCCTGGCTGCTGGGCGATTGGGATGTGTTCAAGGGATTGGCTTTCAAGACTTTCAATAAGCGCACCCACGTCATTGACCCGATTGATATTCCAGATTACTGGACAAGATTGGTCGGGATCGACTCCGGCTACCGCGCTCCCTTCTGCGCCCTGTTCGGCGCTCGTAACCCCGATAACGGACGCGTTATTATCTACAAGGAGATTTATGAAACGGAACTTACCGATAGACAGCAGGCACGTAAAATCCTCGATATGTCCGATGACTTCGAAAAGAAAGCCCTGCGCTTCGCTGACCCCGCTATGTGGACACGAAAGACGCAGGAGTTCATTACCTCTTCTGCGCAGATTTACGCCCAAAACGGAGTCCCCTTGCGTAAGGGAAATAATGACCGCCTGGATGGTAAGCGCAAGATTGACCGCCTTCTCAACCCAATGGAGGACGGACTGCCTGGATTGCTTATATTCAACACTTGCCCAAACCTGGTTAAACAACTCTCCCAATTGGTCTATGACAAGTACCATACTGAGGACGTAGATACCCGTATGGAAGACCACGCCTACGACGCACTTAAATATTTATTAACTTCTGTCCGCGATTACCGCGCACCACAACCATCAAAATATACTAAGTCTCCGTTCCTAAATCTGGAACACATCTGACCAGGAGGTCATCGTGGATAATTTCAATCAGGCTAAACAACACGGGCAGGACTTGCTCGGCGAATACGCAACATTACATTCAATGCAGCGGGAGATGGACTTGATGATTAATATGGAGTGGAAAAGTAAACCCACTGACCCCACTCTCAAAATCACCATCTCCCCCGAAGCTCGTAACCAGTACCTGGGCGCTATGCGCCTGCTCACCGCATCTGAACCTATTGTCTCTGTCCCCCACGATAAGAATGACCCTGTTTCAGTCGAAAATTCTGAGCAAATAGAGAAAATGTGCAAAGCTGTCCTCTACCAGTCCGGCAGAATCAACCAGAAACCCGTCCACTATGAGCTTGTGGGGTCGCTTTTGCGCTATGGACAGTTCCATCTGGCGCTCACGGACACCGAGGATTTGCTGAAACTCCAGAAAAAACGCGGGAAAACAGCCTCTAAAGCCGCTATTACCCGCTATGAACGCATCGCGGGCGCTACACCCTTCATTTTTCAGCCGCTTGACCCTAAATGCGGCAACGCTGAGTTCGATTCCTTCGGCTTATGCGCCTATTACCGCGAAACTGAGATGACCTACGCTCAAATTAAGGCTATGTTCGGGGAATTGGAGCAGCTAAAGGATAAAAGTGACACCGATGTCGTGGTCTACAAGGATTATTGGAACTTGGATGTGCATTTCGCCTGGGTCGACAACATTTCCGAGCCTCTCGTTGGCAAAGAGAACAATGGTCGCCACGACCTGCCCTGCATCCCGATTATTGTGCAGGGCGCAGAAGGTTTCCTGCTCCAGGATGACCCTGAATACCAGTACCAGCCACTCCTGTACGGCGCGTGGAAGGGAGACTTGTGGGATAGACAGAACCTTGAACTGACTGCAATGTATACCAACCTGTTTGCAGTCGCCTCTAATGCAATGTTCGTGCACGAACGCTCTGAACCCGATAGTCAGATTGAAATAGACTTCGGGAACGTCGGCGGCATCGTACATCTCAACCCTGGCGATAGATTGTCGCCTCTCCAAAGAGATGTCCTCAATAAAGATATGCTCTATGGGCTGGATGTCGCCAATAAACTGTTTGAGGAAAGCACTATCTATAAGACTGCGCTCGGTCAGGGCGGTAATAACAATTTGGCATATTCTGCAATTGCCTTGCTCACACAGTCCGGCAGATTGCCACTGATTTCATTCCAGCGCTGCGGCGGCTGGGGCATCGGTACGGGATTAGAACTGATGTTCGATATGATTAAGGACAAAAATAGTTTGCGCACCGCACTGTACGAAGGTGGCAAACTGAATATCGACCCGAAGGAGTTGCCGGACGATTTGGTTATTGACGTGCAACTGGATGCCGAACTCCCGCAGGATAAACTCCAACAGGCGAATATCGCCTCTATGCTCAAACAACAGGGTCTCGCTTCGGATGAGTGGATACGCGAAAATATCCTCAATATCGGGCAGTCTAAGGAAATGACTAAAAAGGTCATCGAAGAACGCTTTGTGGAACAGATGGTGCAGGAACATTTCACAAAGGCAATGGAAAATGACATCCGCAAACAGGTCCAGGCGGAAATGCAGCAGGCTCAGATGCAGCAGCAGGCTCAGATGCAACAGCAACAAGCGCAGATGCTGCAGCAGCAGCAGATGCAGGGACGCGCGATGCGCCAACAGGAACAGATGCAGCGGGCACAGGCAATGTCTATGGCTGAGCAACGCGCTCGCTTTGCTGACCAGAATAATCCGAATATGGGCGGGATGCCTTCGATTGTGGCACGGGGCGCTCTGCCAGCTTCACGACCAGGAATGAAACCAACACCAGCCACAGGCGAACCGCAAGAATTGCAGGAAGGTGAGATGTGATTACCATAGTGGATGCCAGCAATCTCTACCTCTTGGCTAAGGCTTTCTCTAAAGGTCAGCTACAAGAGTTGTCCGATAAGTGGAGCGAACCACTGCTTACCGCGGCTATCCAAATGCTGCGGGCGCAAATCGAGGCTGATCCAAAGTTAGCCGCCGCTGCCAGACAGAACCCTGAAATCATGGCGATTCTGGAAGGAGAACAAAATGCCAAGCCAAGTTAATCCTGATTACATTCCGCCTAACTACCGCCCGAACTATCGCGTCCCCCAAACGCGCACTGTCCGTACACCCGCGCAACCTAACCCGCGCGATACCTATGATTACTTCGCGGAACAACGCGAACTGAACAGGGTGAGGCAGGAACAGATTGCCGCCGCTAACCGCCGGATGCAGGCGCTGATGGCGCAGAGACGCACCCAACAAAATGCTTGGAATCAACAGGCATACCGTAACGGCTACGACCCGTATAACACGCGCAACAATGAATACATTGGTGCGAGGTGGGCGGATTACGCGTATAACCCCGCCTATCCAAAAGGGTATAACTGGCAGTATCCAGGCGGTAAATACTACCGCCAGCCCAAAGAGCCAGCCGCGTCAACCTTCAACACGGGTATCTATCACACGCAGGCGGAATGGGATGCCTATCGTAAGAGCCTGAATAAACCCGCCACGAAGACCACGCCACCTGCCTACACCAGGAACTTACCGGAGTCCCTGCAAGACGCTATCGCGCGGGGTGAACAAAGCCCGTGGGGCTATGATAGTGGAGCGCCAGCCACGCCAGTAACCCGAAACCCTAATAAATACGGCGGCGTTGGCAAAAACACAGGAACATCTCCGTTTTCTGTATGGTCAGACTTGTGGAACATTCCAGCTTCTAAACGGGGACTCCCCTGGGTAACATCACCTAACTATGGTATGCTGGAAGCCAATGCGAGATTTCCATTCAGGAGCGTCATTGACTTTGACCAGAGCGTGATACCGATGGGATTGACACCGAGATACTCCACGCTAAGTCCCGCGCTCAGAGACCCCTGGGCAAGCGACCCGTATGAAATCGGGGGAAGTCCATACGCAGAATCTGTTTACAACGAACAATACGCTGAGGATACAGGCTGGGATGGCTATGGTGGCTGGGGCGGCGGCTGGGGCGGCGGCGGCGGAAGCTACTCGTCATCGCCAGGTATCTACGGCGATTCAGTGCGAAAAAATCAGTGGTACAGTACGCTGTTGCAGTGGAATATAACATAACGAGGCGCTTATGACTGACGAGTTTGTCCCAAATAACGAGACCTATCAGCGCTATCGTGATAGTAACAAAAGTCATTCCATGTGGATACGAGATGTCCTCCGCTGGAAACAAAAGATGGCGCAGCGTGAGGGCTATAAAGGCTCGATGGCAAACTATGTGCCGCGAGGATATGACCGCTTTTACCGCATGTCCTCCGCTGATAAAGATAAATACTACTGGAAGCCGGATGCTGTCGCGCGTACAGATAACTTCGCGCCCTGGGCTACACAGAACGACAACAAGCCGAACTACTGGGACGACCCGCAGCGAGTAGGCAGATGGTATGACTTTCTGCGCTTGCAATCGGATGATTACGAACCCCCTGATTGGCTTGATAAAAATACAGTTACCAACCTGTACAAAGAACTAAAAGCCTATAACGGGCACGATGATTACACGGCATGGAAACCCCTGCCTGTCGGGAGCATGGGGCGCTATTATGGGCAGTTCCAGTCCGCTCCAGAGGGCTATGGCGAACCGATCGCTACCCGCACAAACACGCTTTACGGCGCACGCCTGCCCACGCTCTTTGAGAACATCCAGACCGCCGCGGAAGGGCTGAACGCGTCTCAGGAAAAAATCCAGCGCGGCGAAACTCTGAGCTATCAGGAGTATCTGCGGAATTACGACTCGCTCTCACAGTACAACATGACAATGGAGCACATCAAAGCCATTGACCCAGCGCTGTATGATGAGCTTGGCGGCAACATTGACTTTACCCAACCGCTGTCCGAGACGGAATACAAAGCCCTGATTGACGCGTCTGTAAAGCCGGAGCTTCCTGACTACAACAAGCTCGAACCCTGGCAGCAGTGGATACTCCCGCTCATTTCAGCGGGTGAGTTCAAGAACAGACCGACTGGCAACAAAGAAGCACAGAATATCATCACAGGCTTGTTTACTGGCGCTGGCTTGGCTGGCGCTACTTCCTTTGGGCTGTCAACCGCCGCCGCCTTGATGGGCACTTCGTCGGGTGTCGCTGCTGGTCTCGCGCTTCCAACGGGTGGAGCGTCGCTGATTATCCCGCTCATTGCTGGCGCGGTTGGCTTGATTGTTGGAACGGCGCAGTACGAAGCTGCTAAATCTGGAACGCCTAATAAGGCATTGGACAACGCAAGCAAGGTTCTGAACTGGCTCGGTGAACAGACCGAAATAACTATCGGGCTTGTCGCTGAAGCGGATGAGTATGCTGGCAATTGGAACGCGGCTAAACGCGCCGCCTCAATGTTCTATGAAACCCGCAGCTTGAGTCCTGGCAACTGGTTTCTGAACACGGTATCTAAAACAGCCGATGCGATTGACGCGGTGCTTGGCACGGAACTATCCAGCGGACAGACAGCCGACAAAGGCGAGGTCTGGAAGATTCACGAAGGCATCATTGCCCCGCAGGAAGTTGATTTCCAGGATGGGGAAGCAACGCTGAAACTCCAGCAGGAGATATTATCTCTTGGCAGAGGGGCAACGCGCGAGGACATAGACGCGGTGCTGCTGAAGTGGCGGGAGAAGTACGGCACGAGCGGCAACCTGAGCGATTTCGCCGGACAGATGTTCCTGGACGTGAGCAACTTTATCCCGATGGCATTTGACGCTGGACTTGGCAAGGTTGCAAAGCCGCTGTCTAAATCCTTTGCGTCTCAGGCAGCCTCAGCCCTTGACGACTTCACCACCGGAAAAGACCCTGGTGGTCTCGCACGCGCGGTAGACCTTCAACAGAGGTCAATGTTGTTTGACAACATAGACGTTCTGGCAAAATCTTATATGGGCAACCCTCTTACAGACCTGATGCCGATGGGCGTGCAGCGTGTGTTTGAAAACATTATGACCAGCAAGACGCTCGCGAAAGCAGTGTCTGGAATAACCGGAAGTCCGGAAGCTGGCGCGGCGTTCAGCAAGTTCTGGCGCGGCACGAAATCTCCCTACGAGTTGGTTACGGCTGGCAAGTCCGCCGCGGCTATCGGCGGCTACCTGAACAAATCCGTTCAGGACATTAGCATAAATATCAAAAAAGCGGATGGCTCAGATTATGGTGTTGCAAAAATAGACTGGGATTACCTGCACGACTCCGGCGATACCGCGCGTATGCGCATCAACGGCGAGGACGGCACAGAATATTATGTGAACATGAAGACAGAAGCGATTGACAGGATTGTCAGAAACGGACAGGATGTCACGATGACGGACACCCTGAAAGCGGACATTCTGACAGAGCTTCAGGCGCACTCCTACGATTACATGAAACGGGTGGTCATTGATACCACGACCAAAGAGTTTGCAGACTCGGTAAAGTATGCTGAATCAGCGAAGATGCCGAAGTTCCTGAAGGATTCAGGGGTCGGCAAGTGGCTTGTGAATATGTCCACATGGACACCGGAGTCCCGCGTGAAGCAGAGTATGCGGAATTTACAGCAGTCTCTCGGAAATATTATGACCTTCGCGGGCGGGGATAAGAAGCGCTTTATCGCGCTCATTGAAGCGCTCGGCAATAAGCAGGATGTCGCCAAACTGTCATCCGCTGCCTTTGAGTATCAGGACGGCGCTCTCTACGCGCGTACCGCGACAATGCTGAAAGAGTTCGTCAAAGAAGACGGCGCGATGGCGGGTCTCAAAGTCCTGATTGACAACTCCTCTGAGAAGACGCTCGGCTTCAACACGATTGCTAAGGCGATTGCTAAATCCCCGCTGGAAATGCGGGCAATGAAACCAGCGGATGTGTTCGCGCGACTTCTAACGACAGACCCTAACCTGGCTGCCTCTCTCTCGGAAGCAATGGTCACGGACATTATGAAACCGTTCATTGATGAGGAGAACCCTATGCCACTGACGGACGGTGAGTGGGTGGCGAAGGTCGCATTGACCGCGCTTGATAACAGCATGGAGATGCTCATTAAAGACTATGGCGTTACTAAAATGCCAACCATCATACGCTACTCCAAGATACTCAAAAAAGCGTTGGGCTTTGGCGTTATCACCACCAGCATCCCGACGTGGATTACCAACTACCTGAACAACCAGGTCGCAATCAACCTACTGATTGGCGATGGCGTTCTCCAGCGCAAGTCTAAAATCACAAAGTTCATGGAAGATATTGGCGTGAACGCGGAAGGCATCGCAGGTAAAGAGTACGGGCTTTCTGGCGAAATCGAAGCTAACACGCAGGCTATTTATAAAGTATTGCACCCGAACAAAGCTAAAGGTGTTGGCGCGTTGAACGCGTTGAACGCGTTCCAGAAGCATCTCGGCAAGTTCGGGCAGGTGTACGGAAACATTGAGAGCAGCGCCCGCTTGCGTGGTTTCTACGCGGCTACAAGGCAGTATATCCAGCGTGCGGCATTAGGCGATATGCCCGCGTCCACGCGTGCCAAGATGCTGGAATATATGTCGCCTTCTGAGCTTGCTGCCTTTGAAGCAAAAGCTAATGGCGCTCTGAACGCGAAACAATTGCAGGAAGTATTCGGCGCTGAGATTACTTATCACCCTGTCGTTGCTGAATCGATTGAAACCGCGATACGCAATGTCACCAACGGCGACCCTGTGCTGCAAGACATTATGCTGGACACCTTAGACAAGACACCCGTCGGGGATTTCCTGCGCGAAGAACTTCCGAAAGCCACCACGCCGGAAGCCATAGAGTCTCTGCGCTTTCAGGCGATGGAGAAATCCATGAATTATGTTTGGGCGCAGCTTGCAGATAATATTACCTTGAAGGTACAGAATATCATGGACAATCCCGAAGGGCTTGTCTATCTGCTGGATATATTCATGGACGATGGCGAGACCATGTATTATTCTCAGTTGCAGAACAATGTTATGTGGGGCGAGGCAATACTCAGAGCGGATGGGTATAGACGGGCAGGAAACGGTGACCTTGCGGACTTGGTTGTCAAGATGGCGCGGGAGCAATCGGACAAACAGTTCCAGGGCTTATACGCGATGCGAGCGAGAATACTTGACGCGGCTATCCGAAAGGCTGGCGCAGGCGAAGCGGCAGACCGGATGGCAATCATCCTGCGGGAATCGTGGGAGAATGACAAAAAGTATTACACGGATAAGTATGCGATTCAGGACAATGGCGGTAAACCAATCACCAGGTCAGACCGCCCCCGCATCAAAGAAGAGGTCAAGTCCCGCACTATGCTGTGGCGTGAGGCGCAGAAACTGAAATGGCAGGAGGCTTCTGACCTGTGGATAGAAGTTATTTCTAAAACAGGGTCTTCTGTGAACAACCTTTCCGCTGACAGGCTCGCCACTACCGCCAAACAGTTCTTGGATAATATCAGTAAGAAGCGCAAGAAGCTCGAAAAAGCGCTGAATGAGCATTACGAACAAAGACCCGAAACAATCAGGGCTAAGCATGATAATGACGCGGCGTTCTATACGAATGTTTATCAGCCGTTAGTGGCTGACCTGCGGGCTATGTACACGCAGGATTACTACGATAAGTTCTTTAAGATTACAAGGGGTGAGTCTGGCGAAGCTGAAATTGAGGCGCTGCCAAAGACTGCCCGCCCTGTTACTGGCGAAGCTGCCAGAAACCGCCGGATTATGGCGTTCTCTGCAAGGCAGGAAATGAGCCAGGCGGCGGATGTCGCGGCTAAGGCTCTGGCAAACGCGTCCGAGCAGGCGCTCAATGAACAGCCTGTCCAGATGAAGTTTACATTCTTTGAAAAGCCTGAAAAGGTCTGGAAGAACCTGCAAGAAGTGAATGACTTCATCACGCACGGGGAGTTCACGGACGCGGAGCTTGCGGAAATCATTGACTATGTGAATGACATACGCGGCGCTAACAAGAATGCGCCTGCCGCTACTGCGGATGAGCTTGCGCTGGCAGACATAGTATGGGGGAAGTTAGACGATATAGTCATTGCCAAAGAGGTTGCCGGAGAGGAGCTTCCGCCTATCACGGAATACCCGCTGGCATCTGTTCCCGAAGGGCGGATGGACGCGCTCGGGATGATGGAGCTTGTAACGCACCCGATTGACAGCGTGGTCAGCGCAATCTTTGATGAGTTCCAAACAAGGCTTGGCGAACAGCAGGAATACAAGTTCCAGCTACCAGATGAACTCGCGAAGTCGCCAGAAGTTATGGGGCTGATGAAACAGTGGGAAAAGGATGTTCAGATACGCACGGCAACTGCCGTGGATTATGGCAAGGCGATGATGGACAACGCGCTGCTGGACTACACGGAACGCACGGGCGCGGATGACTTGCTGGACTTCGTGTTCCCGTATCACTTCTGGACTACCCGCTCAATTGGCGAGTGGGCTAAGCGCTGTGTGTCCGAGCCGTCGCTGGCAATAACTTATACAAAGTATAGACAACTGCTTCAGCGTAACGGATTGAAACTCCCGTCTCGGTTCGCTGGTAAGCACCGCTTCTATACCCCCTGGCTGCCTGACTATATGGGCGACGCGATGTTCATTGACCCTATGGCAAAGATGCTCCCGCTGGTGTCGCTCATACAACCAATCGCGAATATTGCTGATTTGAGCGGAGACATACAAGACCAGATTATCAGCCGTATCAACGCGATGGTGAGGTCAAAGCTAATCTCAGAAGAGGCTGGCTTGCAAGCCATCAGGGCTGGAAGCGGCAAGATTTGGAACTCGGCTGCGGCTGAGGTAGTTGCTACAAACGCGGATATTGTAGACCCTATATCAGCGATGTCGTGGTCAATGATGCCCGCGCCGTGGTTCACAATCCCCTATTATTTTGCCACAGACCAGAAAGAGAAAATAACCAGCTTCCCGATGACCAGGCAGGGACGCGCGTTGGCGGCGCAGGGTGAGTCGGTTGGCGGCGCTTTTGGTGGTATCCTGACGGCGATAGGAAAGATAGTCGCAGCGCCGGAGGACACGCTCAGAAAGATTGCTGGAATGTCCCCCTATGACCTGGTAGGCGATTACTACATTGAGTTCTGGCTGTCCAATATGGCAACCGAAGAGGGCTATGACACGGACGCGATTGTCCGCGCAATGACCGAGAAGCAAGGGGAGCTGTGGGACGAAGCGAAGGCGCGGGCGGATGAGTATCTATCCTACCGGATGCCTGGTTCGTCATTTATCAGCGGCGTTGCCAGCGGAAACCCAAACGGAATTGCGGCTGGATTGATGCTTACGCTGTTCCCTGCTGGGCTGTATCCAGAGGGTGAAATGAAACAGCGCGGGCTTTCAACCGAATATCAAAAAGCCTGGCTGGATATGGCTCTCGGAAACAACAAGGCGATGACCGAGTTCTATGCCGCTAATCCTGAGTACGAAGCACGCCTGGCATTGTTCAAAGAGCCGGAAGAGCGCCTGAAATCTCACCTTATAAATATCTTTTGGGATAAGTATTACAGCCTGCCGAGCGCTAACAAGCAGATGGTGAATGACCAGCTTGGGGATGCCTTTGAAAGCTATATGCTTGACCCTGACACGCGCGATTACGACAAGGTGGATGTTGATACCCTGACCTATTGGAACAGGCAGTTAGGCAATGTTGTTCCAAAGACCGAACTGAATAAGTACGCAACCGAGAGGACAGTAGAACCGCTGGAATATTACAGCGAAGACGTGGCAATGGCGGCGCAGGAATACACAGACCTTCGCAAAGAACTCTATCCGAACTATTGGTGGCAGCAGAACCTATACTACGCGCTGCCAGAAGAGGAGCGTCAAAAGTATGTGAATGGTTACAAAGAATACAAAGAGTATCTGGATTGGAATGAGGCGTACAAGTTGGACCATCCAGTTGTTGCTGAATGGTTGAAGGACAGGTCGAGCCGCTACAACGACAGCGATTTGACTGTCCTAAATGCAGATGTAGAAACGATGCCAGAGGAAGCAATGTTTGAGTTAGATGCTGAAATGATGACCGGCATTGGATTGTATGTCGCTCTCGGAACACCGTTATCGGAAGGCGTAAGAGCGGAACTGAATCGCCTATGGGTTTTCTACGGAAAACCAGGCGGCAAACTTGAAACTTGGATTGATGCCTACTTAGGTTTGCCAAATATCAAATAATGTGGTATATACTTTGTAAAGTGTATGGAGGCACAAAATATGGCTGACGCTACTTATTACCAAGAAGGGGCTGCTGGTTTGGGAAAGCCAGACGCGTCTTCCGAAAAACCTTCGACAGAGGCATTGTCTCCCAACGATGCTGCGCCGGAGGCGAATGGGACTGAGGTCGTTACCAAAGCTGAGCTTCAAAGAATCAAGGCTGAGATTGAGGAAAGCGTATTACGCAAGACCCAATCGATGACTGATAAACTTGGGAGCAAGCTCGACGTGCGAATCAAGACCGCGCAGGATGAAGCTGAGAAGGCAATCAGGATGCTGAAAGCAAGCGGCGTAGCGCTGACACCGGAGCAAGAACGCTCCATCAGCCAGACCGCCGTCAATGAAGCCTTGACTGCCAAAGAAGCATCCGAAGCGGCGCAGCATCAGGAGGCTCAATCAAAGCCGATTGATTTTGTTAATGGCGAGGTACGCAAGATTATGAAACGAACAGGAGTGTATATCGAACCGGATGAAGCCAACGCGCTAATCGGCGAGGTGGATAGTCCCTTTGATTACGTCCGCAAGTTTGAAGAAATCTGCCAATCTCGCTCCACTCGACCACCGGAAGAGTCCCGTATTCCTACGATGTCTCCGAGCAACGGAAAGGCAACCAGCGTTGATTCGCTTCGCGCTCAGTACGATAAGGAGATTTCTGACATCGTGCACGGAAAGCACCCGTCTATTCGCAGAGGCGATGTGATGGGAGTGACGCGCCTGAAGGAAGAATACAGAAAGAAGGGACTCTCTATTTATTGACAAGGAGTAAATAATGGCTAATTCAGCCTCACCCTATAGTACGTACTCAGACGCAACTCCGCAAGTCCGGATTGTGACTGATTACATCAGCTTGCTCGACCCCTCAGACGCACCTTTCATTGAATTGATTGGCGGTCTGGATGGGGCTGCAAGCAAGTTTCAATTCAAAAATCAGGGCAAGGTGGTTGAGTGGCTCGAAGACACCCTGACACCTTTGTCTGGCGTGTTTGCAAATGCCGCGACTATCGCTACTACCGCCACGACCATTACCGTTGATGACGGCGATGTGTTCCAGCCCGGACATATTATCCTGGTGGGCTCAGAAAAGATGTGGGTATCCGCTGTGACTGGCGATGTTATCACCGTCACACGCGGTCTTGGCGCTACTGACGCTGCGACCTGCGACTCTGTTGCCGCCTATACCATTATTGGTATGGCGCGTCTTGAGGGCGATGACTCAGACAGTATCGGCTATACCGATATTACCAGCAACTCCAACTACACCCAGATTTTCCACAAGGAAATCAAAGTTACTGGTTCGGAGATGGTGATTGACAACTACGGCTTCAGCGACCCGTACCAGTATCAAGCCGCGAAATCAATTCCTGAAATGATGCGCTTGATTGAACGCACTCTGCAATACGGCGAACGCGATGCTGGCTCAACCACCACGCCCCGTATGATGGGCGGCTACCAGACCTTCATTACTGACAACCTGGCAAGCGGAGCTTCGCTATCTGTTGCCAAGATTGAGGACGCGCTGGAACTTGCCTACAACGATGGCGGCGGCGGCGAGTTCGGCGCGGTCGTGAACCCCGCAACCTACCAGAAAATCAAGAACCTGTACGACAGTTCTGCCTATGTGCGCTACGCGCCTGAGCAGAACCGCTTTGGCACGCTCGTTGATAAAATCGTCACCCCGTTCGGGAATGTCAGCTTTACTCTTGACCGCTGGCAAATCAGCACGCTAATCCCGCTGCTGCGCCTGGAAAATATCGGCATGCTCACCCTGCGCCCGTGGCAGGTTGAAGACCTTGCCAAGACTGGTGATGCTCGCAAGTCCGAGCTAATCGGCGAGTTCACGCTGTGCGTCCGCCAGGACAAATCACACGCGATGCTCACCGCTGTTTCTTAGTGTTTGAATTAGTGAGGGGGGCTGGTTCGCCAGCCCCCCTTCCGGAAAGGTAAGTGATGTCTCAATTGAGTACGCGTCCCGTGCTAACCTGTAAGCGGTGCGGGCGTAGAATTGTATTGTCCGATTTACACACGACACAGCCAGACCCCGACAGCAGTATGTTGTGGGATTTGTTTTCAGCAATCGCCAAAGATGCCTTGTGCTATAGATGCAGAGAGCGATTGAACCAACTTAGCAGAGAAGGGAGAGAAGGTGACTTCTACAAGTTCTAAGCCGATTGTTGATATCGGTATCGCCTGCAACATTAATCAGTCCTACCTTTGGTGGAAAGACGTGATGACAATGCTGCTGCAGGAAGTCCGTTATGGTGATGCTGAAATAGGCATGCTGAGAACTGTTGGTTCTGCGCTGCCGGACCACAACAAGAACAATATTGTTGGGAACTCAGTAAAGCGTCTGAGCCTTACCGATTACAACCGGACTGAGATTACGAAGGGATTTCTTGACGGACAGGCTGACTATATCTTTTGGATGGATGATGACACCGCACCGCCAAACAATGTCATTAGCAGGCTGCTGAAATCCGGAAGGGATTTTATCGGCGGCGTGTACTTTTTGCCAAGTCCTCCGCATCATCCCATTGCTTATCGGCGCGACCCAGAAACAGGACTGTATGCGCCTGTATTCGGGTACTCAGATGCCGCGCTTATTCAGATTGACAGCATTGGCTTTGGGTGTACGCTGGTTCACCGCTCAGTCTACGAGAAAATCCGCGACAACCATACTGTATTCGTACGGACTAACGGCTCGCTTGCCGCAATCCACAACAGCAGGATACAGAAGCCGATTGTTACCAGGCACGCAAAGAAAGAAAAGCCCTATATTCGGGCTGGCATTTATCACGAGCAATACACGCAGCAGGAAGCGGGCGACACGCGGCAGTTCCCATATTATCAGCTTGAATACGGGCGCACAGAGGACCATTACTTCAGCGAGCTCGCTGAGAGCGTTGGCATCAAGCCGTGGTTAGACACAAGCATTGTCTGCACCCACTACAAGATGAAGGGCGCTGGACACGATGAATATAAGCAGGAAGAAATGAAAGCCGAGGGGTTAATATGAGGATAGCTATTTTTGGCAGTATGGATGTTCCGCCCCGGGAAGGATTAGAGGTGTTACATTACGACATTCATAACTACACCCTTGACGGTCAGTACGACCAGATTATTGTCGCCAACGCCCTTCCAGAACTGCACCGCAACAAGGTTATTCCGTTCCTTGAAAGCGCATACAACGCGCTGGTAAACAGGGGCGAGCTGATACTTTATGTTCCATCTGCTGAATGGGCAGCAAAGCAAATCTTTACCAACACCGCTGACAATATAACCTACTATATGCTGTATGGAGAAGAAGCAAAACCTTTCCGTGCGTGCTATACGATGCTTGCCTTGCGGACGTTGGTTGAGCGCGTGCCTTTCGTTGTCAGAAGCGCATCCGAAAATATCCTGAAAATATCTACGCCTGAGGGAGAAACAGTCAAGATGCCTGTACACGCAATCACGGCGGTTCGGAATGACTGACGCTCTCTTGATTGGCGCGCTTGTTGTACTCAACCTATATGTATCCTGGCGATACGCGAAAACGCCCGCCGAGTCTGACTTTGGAATATTCGCAACCTGGGGGATGACTGGCGCGGCATACGGACGGGACTTTGTAGACTGTAAAACGCCGCTTGTTCACGCCTGGCTTGCCCTGCTTGCAAAAGTAAAACGCGACTTCCTGACCGTGCGCCTGCTGCACTTCTTCACCACGGGGCTTCCTTCTGTCGCCTACTATGTGATAACCAAAGACTTCGCAGGCGCATTGGCGTTCCTGGTGCTGGTACATTCCGGCTGGCTGCTGACCTTTCACGGAAATGTTGGGGACATTCCGGCTGGACTTATCCTGCTCGCGCTTATATCTGGCAATGCGTGGATTGTAGTTGGACTGCTTGTGCTTGCTACGCTGTATGAGCCTAAGCTCATCATAGCGACAGGATTGATGGTGCTGGTAAAGTACCAAACGCTGCTCGTGCCTGCCTTAGTTTATTCTGGCATGGTGGTAAGCGCATTGATGCTATTGCGCTACGAGAAGCGGGAGGTATTCGACTGGCTGGTAGAGTCCTCGTTTACCATTCCAAAACGCATACAGAAGTCTCGCAAAGGACTGTACCCGTTTATGCCAGGTTTCACCAGCACCGCGTTTCTGTATATCCTACCCTGGCTTGCGCTTGCGATAAGCGCGCGTCCAGATCCGCTTTATTGGATACCGCCTATTGCCTTTCTTGCCTTTCAGTTCTCAGGCAAGGTTGTTCGCCAAAACCACTTTATACCCCTTATCGCCTGGATTGCGGCGGCTGGAATGAAGCCTGAGTTCGTATACGCTTTGGCGGCAACTGACTTCATTTCGTCAGGCTTATATCTTGGGGATATATGGGTGCGTTTCTACCCTGGCATTGCCAGTATTGTAAAGGACGCAAAGAGGGTTGGCGAGTGGATGAAGAATAAGCCTGGCTCGTTGTGGGTGAATACTATGTGGGCGCAGATTTACGCTTACTCAGGGAAGAAACCCGAACACGGAATGATGGAAGTGGTAGAAGTTAATACTGTTGCTGATGAGCGCAGACAACTTGTGAATAAAAAGATTATTACTAATCCGCCAATCTGGATAGTAACCAATGGCGATGCCAGCGTGGAGTTTGATTACAAAATGTACGAAATGGCGGCGCGGTCTCCCCATTTCCTCGTATACAAACGGAGGGCACAATGAGC